CCTAATTCTAATTCAAGATCGACTTGGATCTCTTCACTAAACTCTAAAATTTGAACGCGCCTTGACGATAATGATCCCCAGGAACAGCCGATTATATAGTTGAGGTCTTCCCTCGATGGATATGCATATACATTCCCATCAATAATTGCAGGAGGACAGTTCGGCTCTGGCTCGTCTTCCTGGAAAAGAATCGAATTTATAGTTGCATACACTCCGAACTTCGTTACGTACCCGAGAAAAGAATCCCAGGGATCTTGCTCAAGCAAGACGAAGTCATCATTGTTTTTATTTCGTCTTGCTTGAGCAATTGAAATCCGGAGTGTATGCTGCCTGGAAGTCATTTTAAACGGCCTCTCCTACTATCACCTGAGTGGTTTTGTTATTGGCCAAACTGGCAGATCCAGCGGGAACAACCCGCTTCTGACCAATACCAATAGCGGCCGGATGAGTGGTGAAAGTCACAGTATCGCCAGCCTGCCAAGTCCCGCCCCAAGCCTCCAGTTCAATTGTAAAATAAGGCTTGGTAAATGTGGTATTATTCGGAGTAAAATCACCGGCTGTCGTTCCCGTTCCAATCGTACCAGTCAGGCTATCTCCGGTTAGGGCATAATTGGTTGCATCAGTAAAGGTCAATGTCCAATCTTCATCGACTGTACCAATATTATCCAAAATAATTGGATAGGTCGATGTATCAAGAGTACCAGCTGTACTTGTAACAACCGGAGTAGTTACTGATGTTTCTATATCTGCTGTCGGAACAATCAAACTTGAAACCCTTGGTGAAGAAATAGTCGGCGTTCCAGCAGCAGTATAGTTATTCGCAATTACCTCATCAACAGTGATAGTAATTTCCAAACCGCTGACAGATGGGGTTCCATTTATAGTCAGAATCTCTTCATTTCCGGTAAGAGCATCTGCTGTTGCTTTATCGGTTAATTTAATCTTATCTCCATCAGCGAAAATCAAATCAGCACCAGAAGCAAGAGCAGCATTTTTAACTATTACAACAAGAGTCTGAGCACCGGCAGTGATGTTGTTTTTCAGGTAAGCAGTTCCATACTTCCTTTCCGAATCATTACCAGTTGAATACCCAGTCAAATCCTCAATAGCATCTCTCTGACCCATTAAAAACATGGTCACATAATCGGTAGCAGAAAGGGTCGGAGCATCAGTATAAACCGAGGGATCAATTAGAGTTCCATCGGCATCATCAGCTACTTTCCAGAATGTTTTCTTGTAATCGAAAAACCCCGCAGTCCTCTGGGCGCTGGTCACATGAGGGAAAACGTTCTGAACAACTCCGCTGGTAACCGGAGCGGCACCATCCATTCGGCCATTGGCTTTTTGTTTGTAAACCTTTAGATCAGAATTCTGCATTATGCCCTCATCAATGTAATTGTTCCAATATATCTTTCGTTAGCCGTAAAAGTGGATTGCCACAGGGTTTTTTCAACAGCAAAGCCATCAATCTTGATCTTTACATTTATTGTTTCTCCATGATAATTCAAGGAGATAGTTTCACCAGATTGCCGGAATGCTTCTAGCGATGTAAGTTGAGCCTGGGTAAAATAACCTTTCCTGATATCATCTTCCTCGATAGCCTCAAGAACTATTTCAGCCGTTCCTGCAGGCCCGCGTTGAGGAATAACCTTTCCACCAAGCGTTACTCGTTCATTACCAGAAACAATAGACTGATTGAACCTTCCTCTCCAGGAAACATGATCATTAAGCGATACGCCACCAAGGGTTATAGACATTATGATCTCCTGAGATATCTCTTTTGGAGTTCAGCGAAGATCCGTTCCCCATTTCGATTGTCTGCTCGTACTGTTATCGGTTCTGGACTGCCGGCAATAAAATATTTCCTGATTGATTCTGAAGTCGATTCTTGAGATACCTGTTGAACCGGTCCTCCCATTGCAAATGCCTGCCGTGGAAATCCAGGCATTACAGGACCACCTATCCGGAGTTTGGGGAGAAGATTCTGAACCACTGTTTTCCAGTCTCTATTATTAAATGCAAGAGCGGTATCCAAACCGCCTTCACGAACAGCTTCCTTTCTTTCAACAACCTCACCGGCCTCAAGTACAGCTGGGATCTGATCTCCACCGCCATATCCAGGAAAGTACATCCCTGCTGCTGCGTGTGCCGCTTGTCCGCCGAATCTGAGGGCCTGGATAGCTCCACCGAGCATATAGCCCGCTACAGAGCCTCCTGCTGACTTCTCGCTGATCTTTATCCTGGATGCTTCTGTCTGGACTTTCTTGATTCCGGTAAGCATCTTATCAATTGCAGAGTCAGCAGCTTTGGCAGCATCTTCCCAGACGTTTGTCCAGACTCCATCAATCAATTTAATTTCTTTTCCAACTCCTTTTACATCCTCGACTTGCTTCTTCGCAGTTTCTGCTGATCCTTTCTTTGCGCCTTCAGAGACGTTGGTCCAGGTTTCACCAATTTTCTTGACCTCAGTTTCGATTCCAATAGCTCCATCTTTCGGTACAGCCCATAAAGTTTCACTGATTCTCGTCGCCGTTTTATTGAGAGATTGATCTATATTTGTAAAAACAACATTGGCCGAATTAGCACCATCCTTCCATGCCTTATCAAAAGCAGCACCCATAGCCGGGAAGGTCTGCATTGTTATTTCATTTGATTTCGTTTTTACATCTTCAAAAAGTTGAGCAGCAACAGTGAAGTTACTCTCTTTAATTACAGAATTTGCTGCATCTATTTCGATCTGCTTACTGCCTTTCAAGGCTTCATCCCTGAGCTGGATCATCCGCTCAACACCAGCAATTGCCTCAGCAGAGCCCTGTTTTGTGCTGATGAGTGTTTTACCCCCTTCCTTTACTTCTTTATTCAGTTTGACGAAGCGCTCTTGTGCCATATCAGCATATTTAACAGCCTCATCAAAATTCCCTGCCTTGGCCGCTTTCTCTGCAGCCTGTTCATATTCCTGAGCCTCTTTCTTGATGTCTTTCCAGGCAGAGAAATCATCCATTCCAGACTGCCGAAGTGAACGGATAAGTTCTTCACCAGACATTTGATTCTGGGCTATCTCGTCGGAAATCTTCTTTATAGCATCAGCGTGTTTCTCATACTCATCTTGGAGAGTCTTCAATGATCTTGCCTGATTGTCTTTAAAAGACTTCAGGGAGTTTTCCATTGCTCTCTGAGCTATAGCGGCCTCACGAGGAGCAGACTTCCAAGGATCGGAAATGCTTTCCTGAATGGCATCCTTGATCTTGGCATCGAGAATTGATTTCTCGAGTTCAGAAATTTTCGCCTTTACAACACTGGCCTGCCTTTCTATTTCGCCAGGATCAGGAAAAAGTGACCAAGTAGCTTTTTGATTTTTTAATCCAGCAATTTTCCTTTCGACTTTTTCAACTTCAGTAAGAATTCTACCAGTATTGAAATCCCTCGTTCCAGCGGCTACGTCAAGCAAATTTTGGATGTTTTCGGCAAACCCTTTATAAGCCCTGGCACCTTGTTGGATACTCCCGGTCTGCGTCTTTTCGAGTTCATTATTAAGAGTCAAAACCCCCGCTGCTGCAATAGCCGCTTGAGGCCCAAACTTAGCAAGTACACCGCCAACGATAGCAAGCTGGCCTATTCCTGGAGTCCCTAATGCATTTGAAAGACCTTGGATTGCCTTTCCGAAGGCAATAGTTCCTTCCAGAACAGACTTTATATTTTCTCCCCATCCTTTTAAGTTTGTTTCATTAAGAACGTTACCAAATTTCTTCAGTCCGTCTGTAATAGAATCAACAAGAACACCAAAAGCCGGTTGAAACAGAACTCCCAATTTAACTTTGGTATCATCAATATAACGTTGAAGCGACAACCACTTCTTCATTGGGGTTTCCATTGCCCCAGCATAAGCACCAGCTATTTTCGGACCTTCAGCAAGTACCGAATTCATCCTGGCCGTTGCTTTTTCACTCTCTGTCAATTCTGCCGTTGTCTTATGAAGAGATGCAGCCATTTCAACATAAGAGTTTTGAAAACTTACATTCAGACCAATAGTACGAAGGATCTCAATCTCACCAGAACGGATACCCATAATCATCCGCTCAAATGCTTCTGACGAATTGATATTACCAATTACTGCTGCGTCCTGGGCTATCCTGGCAAGTTCCGAACTCTTGGAAAGATCAATCTGGGCCTGAGACATCTTGGTTAAAGTCTCACGAGCAGAAGTCATGGAGATACCCGTCTTCCGCAACTCCTGCTCGTATTTGGCCATTTCCCGAGCTGAATATCCAGCATTCTTCCCAACTACTTCCATCACCACACCAAGAGTATCAAACCTGGCTGTGGCAAAAGTTACTTCTTTAATGGCTGTAGCAACAGCAGCAACAGATGCTATCCCAGCAAAATATCCAGCAGCTCGTTTAGCAAAAGCGGCGATATTCGTTTCGGCTTTATTCAAGCCGGAAGTATCAGCCTCAATCCTGGTATACAATGAACCAATATCAATCATTTCTTGCGCCTTTGTTTGCTTTTTCTGCTACCAAATGCCGATTTCAATGCCGCTGCCATCTCTTCCGGGGTCTGCTTCTTTTTCTCAATTACTTTCGGTTCGACCAAAGGATTTGGGACAAAGTCTTCTGGAACCCAGTATCTTCTCTTCCCTGTATCCTCATCTTTGCCTTCTAGTACTGAAAAATTCCCTACTGTTGCGCAAACCATTCCAAACAGCTTTGATTCGTGTACCGCCCCAAACGGTTCTAACTCCGCATATGCTATCCACTCCGCCACCTGACTTGCCGTTAAGTGTTGGAGTAGATGATCAGGGTGCGGGTATCCTAGTTCGCGACAGAGTCGGAAGAGGAATCGTCGTTCGGAACGGGCTCGGAGTTTTTTGTTGTTGCTGCAGCTGCCTCCTCATTCATTCCGGAAAGTCTCATTCCAACATCAGAAAGGCGGCTGGTGGCCCTGGAGGATTTGCTCATCAAATCAGGGATATCAAGGTCAGAAAACATCAAGGTTCCATCCTCATTGACGACCGTTGCGATCAAGACTCTGAGCCTCATTCCCCCGACTTCATTGCTTTCCTTCTTGACCACCCAGGCATCAAACCGATCCCTGGTAGCAGCGTCCATCTCCTGAACCCACACAGAGCCGCCCCACTCAGGAACAGGCACCAATTCTCTCTTCAGTTCGGTGGCCTTTAGTACATCAAATTTGCCCAATACTTTTTCGCTCATTCTTTCCCTCTTCTTGGTTATTTGTTGCTGGTTGAACTACTTTTTAAGTGGACTGGAATCCGCTCTGGCCGCTGACTTTGATCGTTACCGACATGGTGATCTTATCATCCAAAGGAATCGAATTCCCAATATCTGTTACAAGGCCGGAGAACTCAAACGTGCCGATTGATCCAGGGAAGACGATCTGATAATCAACGAGGGTTTCAATCTCGAAATCATCATTCATGTCGTCGTAACCGGCCCTGGTAAAGTTCATGTCCATGACCACCTGGCCCCCATCCCGAAAGGCAGCGATGAACTCCCGATATCCACCAGTCGAATCCAAACTGGTAACATCGATGACATTCCGTTTCTTGTCCGGCCCTTTGATACTGTTGATCTCTGCAATTGCTGCAAAGGTCGCGCTGCTCAACATGTTCGACCGTTTAAAAGTCGTTCCTACACCAGATACCGCATTTGACATAATGTCCTCCTATTGTTTTAACTGTTACGCCCTTTTGATCCGCAGATTGCACGAAAAAATAGG